TTCTATTACTTCTTCGCCCCACCTTGCTTCTGGTATCCAACATAGTCCAGACTTCACAATATCGGCTACACTATTTAATCTCGCTAGTTTATCACCACTTCCACGATGTGGGGTATATTCTTGCACGGGCATACCCATTCTTCTTAATTCTTGATATAAAGCTGTACCTGCTGACTTCTTTTCTACAATAAAACTATCAGGTTCCCATTCCTTATACTCAGTTAAAGCTAACTCTTTTAAGTCGGGAAACTCTAACCGTTTTTTAATACTATTTAATAGTATTATATTATACGCTTCTTTTTCCTCATTCATAAATACTCCCCATGTAGTTAAGGCAGTAAAGTCAGCTCGATTGTTAGTTTCGGCTGCGGCGTCAAGACTCATAATAATATATTCACATGCAGGCGGATGTTCTTGTTTCCATATATTCCACCATTCTCTTTTAATAACAGATGCTTCTTCAGCTGTGGGATTCTGTTGGTACTGTGCGTTCCACTGGAACACAGGCATTGACGCTTTTGTTTGACGTAATGCTTGTAAGGTATATTGTTCAGGCCACAGTGCTTTTTCATCTTTAGAGTTCTCATTAAATATTGCAGGAAACTCTACAACTTCATATTGGTCCGCTTCCTCATTATTGAGCATGTCACGGACAACACGTCCTGTTAAGTCATCTTGGTGCCATCTAGTTTGTACAATCGCGACACGTCCTTTTGGCATAAGTCGTGTTCTCGCACCGTATGTAAACCACTCATACGCCTTTTCAAATATATCAAAATTGCCACTGATAATATCCTGCTCATTATGAGGGTCATCAACAAGGAGTAAATCAGCGCCACGACCAGCAAGAGCGGAACCCACACCACAAGCAAAATACTCACCACCAACATTTGTATTCCACCTACCAGCAGACTTGTTATCTGCAGCCAAAGTAACTGTAGGAAAAATTTGTTTATATGCTGGATTATCAATTAAGTTCCTTACCTTTCTACCAAAGTCAACAGCCAAGTCGGTTGTATGAGATACCATCAAAACTTTTTTATCAGGGTACTTTCCTAAAAACCACGCTGGGAAATATATAGAAACAAGCTGTGATTTACCATGCCTCGGCGGCATGTTCACACATATTCTCGTCTCAGTACCTTCTGCAATATTCATTAATAAATCGCCGAGTCGTCTGTGGTGCTTACCCACTTTATAATCCGACTGCATCTTTTTACAAAACTCAATCAAGTCATCACGACATGCTTGTGCGCTTTGACGTCTCTCTAACTCAACTAATACTAAGTCTATTTCTTCCTGGTCGTTCAAGTCAAACTGGTCCAAGTTAGTAAGGAGAAAATTTAACTCCACATCATCTAAAGACTCAAGCTGGTTTATCTGTGTCGTCATCAAATGTTTCCGGTGGGTTATTTTCGGCTGGCTCTATACCTAGTTCCTTATCCACATCTATAGTCTCACCATTAATCTCAACCGGCTCAACTGTCTCAGCATCCTGTACATTCTCTTGTGGGTACATGAGCTTTCTAATTTTATCTTTAAGTGTATTGACCAACTCTTGTGATGACCTATTATTTACTGTGACTTCAGACTTCTCTGTGAATAGTCCTACGTCTGTAATCTTACCTAGTAACTCTAACGCTCGAAGTCTTATCTTAGCGTCTTCATTCTCTGACTCCATGATTAACTTGTTCGTCACAAGTAATCTTATCTGTGTGGCGTTCTCAACAACTTTTAGTGAGTATGAGTCGAGGATATGTTTTGTCTGTATATATGTAGGTGCACTAAAGTGCTTAGATTGGGCAAGAGCTTTCTTATTTCCCTTCTCCTGGTCTTCTGCTAATGCTATAACAGCTTCTTCAGCTTCTTGTGTATCTTCTAATGTGGGGTTAATGTCGAGCTCTAAATGTTCAGCTGTCGCGCAAGCGGCTTCGGCTTTCTCTTTAAAGTCAGAGAGCGGTATGTTTGTTTCAGGTAGTTCTATACCTAGGTCAGGTTCTATATGTAGTTGCATCAAATCTCATGTCCAGATTGATTGGGGTTACGCCGTATTATATAGTATATTATTAAAACGTGTCTATATCAAATTTATATATGTCACATATTCTTTGAGCTAAACTGTTGAAGTTGTGGTTATGTGAGTCAAAGTCCCACTTGCCATTGTGGTATCGACACAGGTGGACCATCTCATGCAACAACGTTTCACATAGTTTCTGCCAGGTATCATTCGACACATCGAGTTCAATTCGGCAAGGCTCTGTATAGAAGTACCCAAGTGCTCCGTCCAACTTTAATACTGCAAATTGAATCTTGTGGGGTGCAGGCATACGATACTGATTAAACGGAGGTAGTTTAATAAACGCTCCGTAAAGTATTCTTAAATTTCGTTTGGTCAGTATTTTGGGAGCCATATTATATAGTATACATAAAAAGCAATAAAAAAGGGGCACAAGGCCCCTTAGTATATAACGCAATTATTACTTATTTGTGACTTAGTAGCAGTCCGTTACAATAATCATTATTTGTTCATTACGTACATAGTTACTTCAAAGCCAAAACGCATTTCTGTAGCTGCTGGTTTAGTCCACATAGTAATACTCCTTAAAATTTTATACACACCGTGTGTATAGTTATCAATATATTACTTTTTTGACTTTTATTCTTACGTAAAACCATGATTTACGCGGCCGAATTTGGTTTTCATTCTTTGCCTGCCATTTCTTGTTTTGAGTGAAAACCCGGCAAATCCTTTTATAATCAATTACATACTCGTGCAAATAAGTCTTTTTTGTGTAGTATATTACACATTTTTTGTATTTGTTTATTAAAGTTTCATGCACTTTTTGTATCTAACTTCTTGATTTTATTATATTTTTTAATTTAATTTAATCTCTACCATGTAAAGTATACTTTACACCCCGTTTATCCTAAGTCCTTGATTTTCAACATTTTTTATAGAAATTTTTTTAGGCTAGGTACTTAAAAATGATGCCGGGGGGTATTCCTAAAACTTGGTCTATGAGTGTCCAGAATAGTAAACCCTAAACCCTAGATGGAACCAAATGTACAAATTGGGGGGTGGGGTATCGTGTTAGTCTACTGACTAACAGGCTTTTCAGCGTGGCATGGCGTGAACCCGTATAATAGGAACTGTCGGCAAAGCAATAACGCGTTGCAGACATAACATAAAGGAAACATTATCATGGCTACATTAAAAGAACTTACACAAGTATCAATTACTAACGTTGTTAGCGCTACACAAGATGTAAAAGGTAAGACAAAAAAGATGGTGGATTTATTGGTTGCTGACGGCATTAAATCATCAATGCTAGACAAGCCTAGTAAAAAGACTGACGCGAACCCTAACGTCACGTTGCAATTTGGTATCACTCAAGCAATTATAAAAGGGTTGCCTGTAGAATGGGCTACTCTTATTGCTAAAGATACTAAGACGTTAAGCGAAAGTGATAAGAACGCTAAGCGATACGCGCAAATGCAAGTTGGCTCTTATTATGGAAAAGTAAAACGCGCTTTGATAGATTTTGAAACTCCAAAATCTACTGCGCCACGTGTCACACGTACAGCACAGCAACGTATCATTGATAGTTTAAATGACGCGATTGATGTAGCACAAGGTTCGGAAGATTTAAACATGGACGTTGCGCTGTTTATCAAAAATATTAAGGCAAATATAGCCCTAGTAAAATAAGTATTAATATCTTAAGCCCTAGCCTAAAAAGCTAGGGCTTTTTTTTGCCTGTTAGTCTTGAGACTAACATTATCCAAACCATGAATATTTCGCTATGCGAAATGATGCCAGTGACTTTTTAACGCGTGTAGCACAGGGTGGATTGGTTTCGGCAAAGCCTAGTAGAATGTCACGTTGTTAATACGTGTTATTTTCTTTTTATTGTAAGTCCAATATGGTTTCACTCGGTCATCATGGAAATGTGTAGCACGACCTATTGGATTTGGTACTTGTCTATTAATTATCTGTAAAGATATTAACTCGTATGTTAGCAAAGTCTTTTCGTCTATCGTACGCTTACCTGTCATAACATGTTTTGTACCTTCAAACTGATATGGTGCTTCGGTGACTTCACATAACTTACTTGTATCATTATTGGCTCGGTTCATAATTACATAACCTACACCATGTGTTAATTCAATATTGTTTGTACCATGCGTTTCACCTATTAAAGCGATAGCCATACAAGCAACTTGTAGTAGTTCAACCATGTTTACTCCTTAACATAATGTTAGTCGTACAGACTAACATGTTATACCAGTGACTAAAAGAAGTGTATAGCACAGGGTATAGTTTTGTTTTAACTGATATGCTGAACTCAGCATATCACTATTTTTTATTATATGCAAGTGTTATTTTAAGTTTGTATTGAACCCAATTGAACCTTGTATTGAACCCCGTAAGTCATTGATTATTAAGTTTTGTTCGTATTGAACCTATTGAACCCATGTTTTTGAGAGTTTCGGCAAAGAGACCTTACTCTTTTAGTAAATTTCTATCCAAACTAATTTTGGCGCCACACACTAAAAAGCAGGGTTCAAAAGGAACAAAGGTACAAAGCAGTCGTACCAAGGGGCATTAAAGAACAAATAAGGTTCAATAGGTTCAAATACTATATAATATATATTAATATAATACAATACTAAAAGTTAAACTTTGATATCAAAACACTTGACTAAGACATGATTACGTGTTATACTATTATTAAGTGGTCGAGGTTTCTGCTGTTAGTCCCAAGACTAACACATACAAACATGTTAATACGTTGTATGTTAATGACAGGCTCATCAGGCTCACGAACAAAATGTCCTACTTTTATATAACTTTTACGGAGACACAAAATGACAACACGCACAAGTAATCAGAAAGCACGATTGTTAGTCAACGGACTAACAGATTTTACAGGCAGTAATTGTTTTGCCGAAACTAACGCACCACGTGACAATGGGTTATCACCCCAAGCACCAATATATCCAAGCAGACCAACTTATCTCTACGTAGTCTATTCTTACGGGTATCACTTTCCCTTATATGTAGCCGAATGGTTCGAAGGTCAAGAACCTACATGGTACGAGAATACAGACAAGTATTCACAAAGCACCACAAGACAACAGAGCCTACTCAGACCATCAGCACCTACTATTAAAATGGGTAATGAACAAATGAAAACATTATCCAAACACGGTATTGTCGGTGTCGTAGTCCAGCCCGAGAACAACTCATCAACCCGTATGACTGTGGAAGAAATTAACCAAGCCATACATAACATAGCTAATTCAAAATATGCGCACAGAATACAAGCATGGTAATAACTTTGTTAGTCAGCTGACTAACATAAACAAAGGAGACCAAAATGGAAACTAAAAAATACTACGTAGTAATAAAACAGACTGTGTATGAGAAAACACTAGTCGAAGCCGAAAGTGAAAATGAAGCTATTGACAAGGTAAATAATAATGTCGAAGCATTTGATTGGGTTGTATCAAGCACAGACGACTTTGAAATAAGTGAGGTGTTTGATGCATAAACATCATTGTAAAGATTGTGGTAATCAGATACACCAAGCACGTGCAAGGTTAGGTTATGCAGTATGCCTACAATGTGGTGAGGAAATCGCCAAGCGTAATAGGTTGTCATGGTGTATTGCACCTATGCACAAGAGTAATTATATGCTCATCACAAACATGGACGAGTTGAAAGGTTTGAATAACAAGGGAGGATTGGTAAAATGAGTGATGTAAAAAATTCAAGAGCAGGGTTTTTAAATATGGTATGTAGT